CCTGGATCAGACCAAGACCGAGTTCGTCCCCAAGTTCAAGTGGTCTGAGGCGAGCTACCCCGGCTCCACCAACCCCAGCCTTGACAACAAGCCCGTGATGGTCCTGGCCGTTAAGGGCACCGAGGGCACTGAGGAGACCATCACCTACTCCTTCCTCAGCATGAGCGCCCTGGTGGACACCTACACCGCCAAGTCCACCGGCAAGGACGCCTCCACCACCATCACCATTGCCGATTATGAGGTCGAGGTCAAGGTCAACATCTCCAAGGAGAGCGGCAACCAGATCACGCTGAAGGACGACGGCCTGTATGTGCCCGCCCCCCAGGAGGTGGACATCTCCGGCAAGGTGGACAAGGAGGACGGCAAGGGCCTGTCCGCCAACGACTTCACCGACGCCTTGAAGACCAAGCTGGACGGCATCACCGAGGGCGCTACCAAGGTGGAGGCATCCGAGACCAACGGCAACATCAAGGTCAACGGTACGGAAACCACCGTGTACACCGAGCCTACTGATGTTGTCCACGGCTCCATCGCCACCGACGCCGAGGTCACCGAGATGCTGAGCGAGGTCTTTGCTGCCGACGCCGAGTAATCTTACGGCTGGCCATGTGGCTTGAAGAAGAAAGCGGGACGACCAGAGGTCGTCCCGCTTTCTAATCAATGGAGGTGAAACCGTGAGCGAAAAACTAACAACCCTTGAACAGCTGCGGGCGGCGGCTGTGAGCTCAAAGAACCTGATTGCGGATGTAGCCACAGCTGCGGCAGAGGCCATTGAGGAAGTGGATGAAGCAAAGGCGGATAAAGCCTCCTTTGCCACAGCCACTTTGGCAACTGCCGGGTGGGCGAAGAATACCGACACTGCCAGCGCAGCGGCCGGGTACGCCTACCGCTATGCGCTGCCCGTAAATGCTGCAACAGCGGCAGACGGCGCTGAGTGCATCATTGCGCCGGGGGATCTTTCCGCCGCCTCTGCCTGTGGTATGTGCCAGACGGTAGATGTTATCGCTGGCTATATTCACTTCTACGCAGCGACAACGCCTGCATCTGACATCAGCATTCAGGTGCGCCTTGTATCCGGCGCAACGACCAAAGGAGGATAAGTATGCGAGGAAGCGTTAATGTGCCCGGCGCGTCCGGGCCTGACTTCGCCGAAGTCAAGAAAATCGCTGAGGATGCCGCGTCTACGGCTGACGCAGCGAAAACCGCAGCTGAGAATGCGGAAAGTGCAGCGTCCAACGCCCAGGAAGCTGCAGATAAGGCGCTGGAAGCTATCTCTAAGATGGCCTACACCATCGACGCAGTGCCGAGCCAGAGCGGAAGTCTGGCATATACGGGCGACGAGCAGACGCCTGTTTGGAACAGTTATAACCCTGACACGCTGACCATCGGCGGTACCACTAAGGCTACTGCCGCCGGAACCTATACGGCGACTTTCACGCCCAAGGATGATTACCAGTGGAGTGACGGGACCAGCGATCCCAAGGAGGTCACCTGGACAATCGGCAAGGCAACCGTGGCCCTGCCCACGCAGAGCGGCACCCTGACTTACACCGGCTCTGCACAGTCGCCGACCTGGAGTGGCTATGATGCCACGAAGTTGAGCATCGGCGGGACAACTTCTGCCACCAATGCGGGCAATCACACCGCCACCTTTACGCCGACTTCCAATTATCAGTGGTCGGATGGCACGACCGGGGCGAAAAACGCTGTGTGGACGATTGGCAGAGCCACCGTATCTACGGTGCCTGCGCAGAGCGGAACGCTGACCTATACGGGCAGCACGCAGTCCCCCCAGTGGAGCAACTATGACAGCGCAAAACTGACACTGGGCGGAACCACCAGCGGCACCAACGCCGGTTCGTTCAGTGCCACCTTCACTCCCACGAGCAACTACCAGTGGAGCGATGGCAGCACGACCGCAAAGACCGTCAGTTGGAGCATCGGGAAAGCGACCGGCAGCTTGTCTCTGAATAAGACCAGCTTGACGCTTGGTGACGACGCTGCCACAGGCACCATCACTGCCACCAGGAGCGGTGATGGCACAGTCACCGCCGTGTCCAGCAATACGGATGTTGCCACCGTCAGTGTGTCCGGCACCACGGTCACGGTTACGGCAAAGGGCAACGGCACCGCAACTATCACGGTCAAGGTGGCTGAGGGCAGCAACTACAAAGCCCCGTCTGATGCGACCTGCTCCGTCACTGTGGCATACGCCAATGTGTTCGGTGTCTGCTGGAACTACGGCAGCACCTCCACGGCACTGTCCCGCCTGACCAAGAGCAATGACCCCAATGGGCTGGTCACCGTCAACATCACCACTGAGCCCAGCCCCGCAGTCGGCACCGGCTCCGGCAGTTCTCCGTTCGATAACTACGCCCCTTGGAGCGGCATGGATGAATACAACATCATCAGCAATGCCGTGTCCTACAAGAAGGGCGCCAGCGGCTTCTCCCGCACCAGCAACGATACGATGGTGTTTATCCCGGAGTATTACTTCAAAATCGTGGACGACAGCTCCAACAGCAAGCGGTACTTCTATGTCTGCGACAAGGCCAAGAGCGGCTTCACCAAGCACCCCGGTTCCGGCAAGTATGTCGGGCGGTACAATACTATCTCCGGCTACTACTCCAAGTCTGGTGCTGCTCCCCTAACGAACATCGCCAGGGCTACTGCTCGAACAAATTCCAAGGCCAAGGGCAGCAAATGGAGCTTGCATGACTTCGCCTCCTGGTGTGCTGTGTGGCTGCTCTATTTGGTCGAGTTTGCAGACTGGAACAGTCAGGGCAAAATTGGTCTCGGAATCTGCGGCGGCGCATCGTTGACAAATTGCGGTGCTACGGACAGCATGGCCTATCATACCGGCACAGTTGCAACAGCGAAGACAACGGCCGGCGCTGTGCAGTACCGCCACATCGAAAACCCCTGGGGCAACGTGTGGGAATGGATCGATGGCGCCAACTTCAACAACCGGGCGGCCTACATCTGCACGACTCCCGCTAACTACGCCGATGACACAACCACAAACTATACAGCTGCTGGCGTCACGCTGCCGTCTTCTGGGTGGATCAAGACGCTCGGCATGAGCGACGCCTTCCCGTGGGCGTTCCTCCCGAACGCCAATGGAGGAAGTGAGACTACCTGCATCCCGGATTACGTGGACTCGGATACCGGCTGGTGCGTCCTCATGGTGGGCGGCGGCTATTACAATACTGCCGGGAATGTCGGTCTGTTCGATTTCAACGCCTACTACTCTTCGTCGAGTGCCGGCAGCCACGTCGGTGCGCGGCTCCTTTTCAATCCCTAACGGGGGGCCGGGGGTCGCAACCCCCGGAGCTGACAGGTCTGCGCTCTCTTTCGTATAGAGGGCGCAGTCAGTCAGTATGGGGGCCTGGGGGCGAAGCCCCCAGTTTATAGATTTTCAAAATAACGCATTTCGTTATTTCCTCCCATTTTTCCGTATGCCCCCTGGCTGCGGAGATATAATCAGCAATGGGACTGTCTGCACAGTGCGCCGGGGTTGTTTCCGGTACGTGAACTCGAATACCGGCTGGTACGTCCTCATGGTGGGCGGCAACTATAACAATACTGCCGGGAATGTCGGTCTGTTCAATTTCAACGCCAACAACTCTTCGTCGAACGCCAACAGCAACGTCGGTGCGCGGCTACTTGTTTATTTCTTTCATTGTGCAGGCTTTTCCTCACCGCTTGGTGAAAATATTGCCGGGAGGACAGGGTTTAGTAGGTTAGTTCTCGAGGAACCTTGCAGGCAAACAAGGAGCGCATGATGAAAGAGAACGCTTCAAAGACGAAAGCCCCTAAAAAGGCTGGATTCCTCTATGACAAGATGATGGATCGTGACTTTATTCGCACTGTCATCTTAGACGCCGCCAAAGGAAAGCGGAAGCGGCGTGAGGTCCGCCGGGTGCTTGCCAACCTGGATGACTACGTTGAAAAGACCTATGATATGCTCAAGTCGGAGAGCTTTGTTCCTACACAGCCGAAGGAGAAAGAGATTTTCGACGAGAGCAGTCAAAAATGGCGCATCATCAAAATGGTACCCTTTTGGCCGGATGCCGTTATGCACTGGCTCATGGTTACCGCTATGAAAGATGTCCTGATGCGTGGGATGTATCATTGGTCCTGTGCATCCATCCCCGGGCGCGGCGGGAAACGGGTAAGGCAATACCTTAGTCGCGCCATGCGGGACGACCCCAAGGGCACCAAGTACGCCGCAGAACTGGATGTGAGGCACTTTTACCCCAGCATATCCATCCGGAGACTGATACGAGCACTCGCCCGGAAGGTCAAAGATAAGCGGTTTTTGAGACTGGTTTATGCCGTCCTTGAATCCTGTGGTGGTGGACTTGCCATCGGCTATTATATCTGCCAATGGCTGGCGAACTACTTCCTGGAGCCGCTGGATCACTTCATCTGTTCACTGCCAGGCGTCAAGTACTACACCCGGCACATGGACAACTTAACTCTGCTCGGCCCCAACAAAAAGCTTCTCCACAAGGCGGTCCGGGCCATTGAGCAATTTTTGATGGAAAAGCTCAGGCTTACACTAAAGGGAAACTGGCAGGTGTACCGGACGAGCTTTACTGCTGCTGCCGCCAAAAGGCACACCCTTTTGGACGAAAGGAAGCAGAAACTGCAGAAGCCCCGCATGGTGTCGGCTGTCGGCTTCCGCTTCTCTCACACCCACGTTATCCTACGCAAAAGGAATTTTCTGCGCTTTACCCGTCAATGCCGCAGGGTGAAGAAACGGCTGGACGCAGAGAAGCCTATCGTGTTTCGGCAGGCATCTGGCCTTCTGAGCCGAATCGGGCAGTTGAAGCACTGCGACAGTCATGAAATCAGGGTCAAGTATGTTGACCCTATCGGAGTTAAAAATCTGAAGGAGGTTGTGCGAAATGAAAGTAAGAGGCGACAATGCTCCCAGCAACGCCTTTACGCTGGAGGAGCAGCCTAAGAAGCCTGGCTTTGCCCTGGTGCGTTTCTTTGAGAATGTCCAGGCATTCGAGGAAACACAGGGTGAGCTGACTGTCAGCGGCTATGAGTATGACGAGTATCATCTGGAATTGCCGTTGTATGACGGCCTGACCGATGACATTCTCAACAGCTTCGACGGGTATCTTGCCCAGGCGAAGCTGCTGGAAGCAGAAGGCAAGACCATCCCCACGCTGCAGCAGAAGGTGGCTGACCTGGAGGAAGAAAAGGCCGCACTGAGTGAAAAGGTGACCAGCCTGGAGAACCAGGTTACAGACGCCCAGGTTGCTCTGTGCGATGTCTACGAGCTGGCATTGGGAGGTGCTGTGTAATGGCCAAAATCTATGCGGAACTGATTCGCAAAGGGAAAAAGACCATCGAAGATGTGCCGGAACACCTGCGTGACGAGGTGCTGGCACTGCTGAAAGAGAATGGAGCCGAGGGCGTATGAGCCCCCGGCTCTTTCTTTTAACCATTCTGCTGAGAAAGGAGGTGGACACGATGGCCGTTGTCTATGCCACCTTGATTATCAAGGGCAAGAAGACCATTGACCAGGTTCCTGCGCTCATTAAGCCGCAGGTCGAGGAGATCCTGGCCGATCTGGAGGTCGCCGTTTAATGCGGCAGAGGGGCGCACCGAACCAGTGCGCCCCTCCAAACTAATTTCAATCGTCAGGGGGAACCAATGTGAGTGTAAAAGAAGTCCTTTGGGGCGGGGGTGGATTGCTGGTGATCCTGACGCTGATCCAGATATCCCCCTTGAAAATCGACCCGTGGTCTGCGCTGGCAAAAGCCATCGGGAGGGCAATCAACGCCGATGTTCTGGAGCGGGTCAACAGCTTCGAGAAGAAGCTGGATGATATGAGTAAGCAACTAGATAATATGCGGAACGAGGAAGCGGAGAGGAACGCTGTGGAGTGCCGCACACGCATCCTGCGCTTCGGCGATGAAATCCTGCATGAGATGGAGCACAGCAAAGAACACTTTGACCAAATCCTGCGGGATATTACATCGTATGAGCATTACTGTAACTCCCACCCGAATTTCCCGAACAACAACACCGTTATCACGACACAAATCATCAAAGACACCTACCGCAAGCGGTGGGATGAGCACGATTTTCTGTAAGGAGAGATAGACGTGTATCAAGGAAAGCGAGCGGTGCCCGAGAAAAACCGCATGGAGACCAGCATTAAGTTCTGCCTCCTTTGTGTGGCGCTGGGCGTGGTCAATGTGACAGTTTACTGGGTGGCTGTGTTCCGTGGGCTTTCCCCTGATGCAACTGTCGCCTGCACCGGCATGGTGGAAATGATCGCCCCGGTGCTGGGCTACTACATCTATCAGGCCAAGCTTAAGGACAGCCGCAATAAGTACGGCATTTCTCCAGATGGTACCCCATACCCAAAGACCAACGGCGAGGAACCGGAACAGTCAATACCGAATGAAAATGAGGAGGCAAGCGGATGAACCTTATCGACATTACACCGATTATCAATGCGGTGGTGGCACTGATCGCAGCAGCGGTCAGTGCTTTTTTGATTCCCTGGATCAAGAGCAAACTCACCGCCCAGCAGCGCAACGAACTGGTAGCCTGGGCGAAAATCGGCGTCGCAGCTGCAGAGCAGGTTTATACCGGCTCAGGCCGCGGAGCGGAGAAGAAACAGTATGTCCTCGACTTCCTGGCCTCCAAGGGGCTGACCATT